TGAAAATCTTTTCTATAAGTTATATTCAGGAGCTGAGTCTGGGGATTCTAATTGGGCATACGATAAAATCTTATGGAATGAAATACCAGGTAGAAATGAAAAATGGAAACAAGATACTATAGCATCTATTGGTAGTACAGATGCATGGATGCAAGAGTTTGAATGTCAATTTATATCAACTGGTGAGAGTTCTTTAGATTTAGAACTTTTTGAAAAGTTATCTACACAAGCAAAGGACCCGAAATTTGTTTTTGATGATGGACACTATTTACTCTGGGATGAACCGAAAGATGATAGAATATATATAGCAAGCGTTGATACAGCAGAAGGTTTAGGTCGGGATGCTTCAGTTATACAGATATTAGATTATACTGATCTCACTAATATAGAACAAGTAGCTACATACCATAATAATATGATATCACCTTATAACTTCACTGAAAAGGTTTATGAAATATTACAACACTGGGGTAATCCGTTAGTATGTATTGAAAGAAATAATAGTGGTGGTCAAGTTGTTGATATTCTTAAAAATACACACAATTATGAAAACATAGTATCGTGGGGAGCAGCTACTGCAAGTAATAGAAAGAATAACCAACTAGGTATCGTAGCTCATACTAACACAAAATATAAAGGTGTTATGAATATGAGATATTGGTTAAATGAACTTGAAGCGGTGAAGATAAACGATATACATCTGGTTAAAGAATTAAAGGACTTTACGAAACACCCAAATGGTACATGGAGTGCCAGGAAAGGCAAGCATGATGATAGAGTAACATCGATGATGTGGAATTTAATAATTCTTATAGATGATATAGTTACAACATATTTTGATGTTGTTAAATATGATTTAAATAATCGACCTTTAGAGTTACAGCAATTTGATTACGGTATTAAATATTTTATAGACCCTACTTCAATGTATACTAATGAAAAAGATACCGGCTATACACCGACTTTACCTGTTATAATAGGCAATGCTGAACAAGTAAATAATGATATGGGTAATTTAATTAATCAAGGGTATAAAATATGGCAAATGTAAATCAATCACAATTAAATAAAGGTAGGTTAGATAAATTTCTTTTAGTCTTTACCTTACCTGAAGTTTTAAAAAAAATTAGTTCTAATAATTTAGATGCTAGAGGAAATACATCGATAATAGAAGATTCATTACAATTTTCAGTATACGGTGCTGTAACACCAAAAATTGTTGTACCAGCAATTGAACAAGGGTATGCTGGTCAGTTTTATAAAATATCCTCTCATACAAGACCTGTATATGATAATTTAGTTGTTAATTTCACTGTTGATAGTCTGTTTAATAATTACTGGGTTTTATATAAATGGTTAAATTTACTAAATGATGAAAAATCGTCAAGCTATGATGGCCAAAATTTATTAAACACTCCAAACATTGCAACAGCTAATAAAAATTTCAATGTTAGTGATGGTCCTCCAGTCCAATACCAAGCAGATATTACATTATACGGTAAAGATGAATTTGATAATAATATAATTAAATTTCTATATAAAAATGCATTCCCGGTATCTCTAGGTAACATTGATTTTAATTATAGATCTGCAGATGAGATAGAAACTACATTTGAATTCGGTTTTTCACAATTAAATGTAGAATTACTGTAGTTTTAGGTCGAGAAAATATAAATATTTGTATATGGCCAGAACAATACAATCTCCAGGTGTTGAAATTAAAGAATTTGACAGATCACAACGTACAGCAATACCATCCGGTACTAACATACTTATTACCGGTTTTGCTGATAAAGGACCAACTGATGAAATAATTCAAGTAACAAGTTTAGGTGAATTTGAATCAATTTACGGTATACCAACCACACCCGCTGAAAGATACTTTTATGGTACGGTTAAACCTTTATTTAACTCACCAGCAAATGTTATTGCTTATAGATTACCGTACGGTACAGATGCCGGGGTAGGTTTCGGTAATAACTACAGTGCTTTAGTATATCCAATTACAGGTGTTAACAATATGGATGGTTCATTATTATCATCGTATCAAGAAACATCAGCTACTTATATTTTAGGTCAACCGGTACATCACGAGTTAACATTGACTCAATATAATAATATATTACAGTCAAATGGATTTAGTTGGAGTGAGGATTTTGGTACTCAAAAAGAGTTATCTGCGTATGATAATATCGGTAAAGCTGGTATGATTGTTCTTAATAAAGGTCGTACAACAGTTGATCAGAGATTTGAAGGATTTTACATCGGAGCAGTTGATAATACAAATTTAAACCCTGCAACAAATTTTGATGGTATTCAGAATGCTTATACTATAACAGCTTCTGCAAAATCAACAACAGATTACACTCCATTACCAGCATCTAGATTAGATTTCTCTTTATCTTCTATAAGTGATAATTCTACTATAACATTTGGTCAAGACAATGATAGTGTTTCAGAAATAATGGAAAATTTAAGTGAATTTGATATTTCTAGTAGATCTTTTGATGATACACTTTCAATTGGATTGTTTAAATTAAGACAATCACCATTTACACCAGATGTTATTAAATTAACTAATGTTTTAACTGAAAGCTATGTCGGTTCATTTGATTACCATAGACAACAGAATTCTCAACAAGGTGGTACACCAATTAGTTTCTTTATGGAGACATCAGAAGGTGAATCACCAAACATTAGTATCTTAATTAATGAAAATCTTTCTAATAAGAATGGTGAAACTTATCTCAATACAGATGGTTTACCAACTAATAAGATTAGATTAGCAAAAACTAATCTTGATGACGCTACATTTAATACCTTATCTGCAGAATATGCAGGGCCAGGGTTTGTTGGAACCATTAACACTCTTAGAACTAATATAGTAGCTGCAAATATAGCGATTGGTGAAGTTGATAATCTATACCCAATCGGTGTATTTAGTAATGCAAATCTAAAATCTAAGATTATAGGTTCTGTACCGAAAAAGATTGATCGATTACTTGATTCGGTTGAAAATGTTGAAATATTTGATATCGATATTACAGTTGATGGAGGTTTATCGACGATCTTTGCAAATAGTCAAATATTAAGTTCTCAATTCGATGATACAGCATCGGTACCAGCTATATCAGGTCTTAGACAATCTAACATATCTAATATAACAGATACAGGAGCAAGAGAATACATTTCATATTGGAAGGAGATTACAGATAGATTCACACAATTTGCTGAATTTAGAAGAAAGGATCATATATATATTTCTGATTTACCGAGAAACTTATTTGTTGAAGGTGAGGATTTTCTTACATTGCAAGATCCAAATAAGAACTTTTCAAGAGATGTATTAAATCCAATTAAAGTTTTTTCTAGTAAAGTTAATAGTAATTACGTTGCACAATATGCACAATGGGTTAGAACGTTTGATACATATCTAGATAATCTAGTTTATACACCGTTCTCAGGATTTGCAGCTCAAGCAATGGCAAATACAGATGCTAATTTCCAACCATGGTTTGCACCAGCTGGCTTTACCAGAGGTAGGGTAGCAGGAGCAAGTGATTTAGCATTATTTCCGACACAAAAACAAAGAGATCAGCTTTACAAGGTTGGTGTTAATCCAGTAGCATTCTTCCCAGGAGAAGGGTTTACGATTTTTGGTCAAAAGACGATGCAAAAATTACCTAGTGCTTTTGATAGAATTAATGTACGTAGATTATTCTTATACCTTGAAAAAGCAACTAGACAATCGACTAAATTCTATATATTTGAACCTAATACATTGCTTACACGAACCCGGGTTATCAATACATTGACACCGTTGTTTGAGAATGCTAAAAATACAGAAGGTTTATATGATTATTTACTAGTTTGTGATGAAAGAAATAATACACCAGATGTTATTGATCAAAATGAGCTAGTTGTTGATATATATCTAAAGCCTGTTAGAGCAGCAGAATTTATATTAGTTAATTTCTACGCGACAAGAACAGGTACTGATTTTAACGAATTAGTAAGTTAATTAAAATACCTTAAAATCAAGCCGATCCGAAAGGGTCGGCTTTTTTTGTCATTAATGATAGATTTTATACGTTGGTAAGGTTAGTTTATATAATAAATAATTGTATGGCAGATACCAAAGTATCAGATTTACCAGCAATTCCATTACCGATAGATGTTAATGATATATTATATATCGGTGATATAAGTGCTAGCACGTCTAATAAAATAACTTATCAAAATTTATTCAGCACAGTTAATAATGAAATTGTAACTTTAAATGATAATGTAAGTGATTACACTACAATAGTATTAGATTTATCAGCTACATTTGAGAATGCTAATTTAAATATAGGACCGTTAACGACTGATGTATTAGAATTAAGCGGTCAAGTACTAGAATTAAGTGCCAATCAAGTCCAGTTTATTAGTGATACAGAAAATATAATCGATTCTACTATTCAAGTAGGCTATACCGGTCCAGTCACTATTAGCGGTACAACGTTAACATTTTTAAGTGGAGTACTAATTACAGTAACATAATATATGCCTAATCAAAGAATAACCGATTTACCAAATTTAGTTGCTAGTCAACTGGATGGTGATGATCTAATATATGTTGTAAATGTTCAGTCTGATACATCACATAAAATAACTTTCAGTGCATTAGCTGGTGACAGTTTACTTACTTTATCAGCATATGATACTCAAAATACCTTAAATATAAATTACTTATCTGGTAGTATTGACTCAAATGCAACGGCCATATCGTTACTAGATCAAGGTGAAGAAAGCCTCGGTCAAGATATTAATTTCTTATCAGCATCTATAGATCAAAATACATCTGACATTCTAACAGTTTCCGCAATAGCAGAATCTGCAGGAGGTGTTGGTGATTTAACATCTGATGTATTAGAATTAAGCAGTCAAGTACTAGAATTAAGTGCCAATCAAGACCTTTCTGAAATTGAAATAACTGCTGTTTTCGACTATCTATCTGGGGAAATTGATGATAGATATAAATCAGGAGATAGTCCTACCTTTAATACTATCAACGCGTCGACGATTACAACCACTGGTCAAGCTCAGGTTAACTCATTGAGAATTAATCAAACAGCCACCACCACGACGACGTTAACAGCCACACATTATGTAAATGTTAATATTAGTGGTACGGTATATAAAATGTTGCTAGCACCTAACTAAAATATATAAAATTGAATAAATAATTATAACCATGGCAGACACAAGACAAACAATACAGAATTTCTACACCCAAGCCCAATCAAAAGACTTTGCAAGATCTAATCTATTTAGAGTTTTGAATTTAGATTTCGGTGATGGTTCAACCGTTGATTTTAGTGAAGATGATCTAGTATATGTCACTACTGCTACATTACCTGATAAAGCTATTACTAGTACAGAAGTACCATACATGGGATTAAAATTTAATGTACCCGGTGTTGTTGAATACCCTGGTAGCGGTTCATATACTTTAAAGTTTAGATGTGATGAGTCTTATGCTCTGAGAGATAAATTCTTACAGGTAATTAGTGATACGTTTAATGATGAAGATTCAACCGGTAACTACTTTATGCCTAATGCTAATGCAGTCATTGACCTATCTCTGCTTAATAAGCAGCTTGATAGAATAGCTCAATTTCAATTAGTGGGTGTTGCTATTAAAAAGGTCGGGTCAATTGAGTATAACATGACAGAAGCTGGTAATGTAGTTGAGTTTGATGTTGAAGTATCGTACCACTATTTTAAACAAACCGCAGGTAGTTTAACTTAAGTATATACTTCGGTATTAAATATTCTTAATGCCAGAAACAAAAATACTTAATTCCATAAATAATGCTATCCAAGGAGCTGGTAGCATTGGTAATAGACTAGCAGGTGGTAGTATTTCTCAACCTGGTGTATCCCTTTTAGGTACAAATATACCACTACAACCGTTAATCAGTACAAGAGACTTATTTCTTGATAGTATGTCCCAATGGACAAATTCTATACCCTTAAATACCCAGTTTATTGTGTTATTTGATTTCTTTCCTCCAGGTTTAAACACAACAATATTGCAAAAGTTGGAACCTAACGTTCAATCAACAGGTTTTGATATGAGTATACCTAAAAATGTGTTAACTAATTTTAAAAATCAATCAATTATAGGTTGTATTTTTACGCATGGATTTCAAATAGCTGGTGAAACTCTAGGATATTCTAATGCAACTATTCAAAATAATAGAGGATTTATACCCGGTACAATATTAGGTAATAGAGGTGCTTTTTCTGAAAATGAGTTTCAAACAACCTTTAGAGAGACAAACACTTCATTTCTAGATTTTGTAATAAGACCGTGGATGATTATGTCTAGTCATTTTGGTTATGTTGCAAGAGATGAATCTGACCCTATTGAAAGGTTAAAATCACCTAAAACTAACATAACTGTTGTTCAGTATACAAGGAGTAAGGAAGGGTTATCTCAAATACCAAGAAAAACCTGGAGATTTTATAATTGCGTTCCAACTAGTATAGATCAAAGACAAGGTCAATACGATGCTAGTAGTGAAGGTGTTAATAATTATAATGTTAAATGGGTCTACGATAAATATGAAGTTAGTAGTAATTTATATTTGAGTGTTTCAAATTTATTACAGTCAATTAACCCCTTTTCTTTCTAATAAATAATATATATGGATGAAACACTATCAGATGCTTTACAGATGTTAACTAAGGTTAATAGTAAATTGGTCGACCGTGTTGTTAACATAGAAAAAAGACTCGATAAAGATAGCGGGGTTGATACAAAAGCAACATCTAAACCTGAAAAGCTTTATAAAAAACCGCAATCAGTTATTATTGAGGATTTTAATAGAGATGCTATGCAAGATTTGTTTGCAGTTTTTGGTACATCTCAACAAAAAAGTGTTAAACCTGCAAATGTATCACCGAAAGAGGGTGGTAGTGGTTTGATGAAAGCTTTAATGTCGGTAATGGGTATCGGAATTGGTATAGCTGGTCTCGGAGTTGCATTTGGAGCTGCTGATGTAGTAATTGGTAAATTAGGTGGTGGAGGCAATTTAAAGACGTTAATGCTAAATATTGGTGAAGGTTTATCAGGGTTTACAGGTAAAGGTCTTGTTGCAATTGGAGCATTACTTGGAGCTGGTGCATTATTCGGGGTAGTTGGTGGTTTAGGTGCTAGTTTTAAAGTTGCGGTGGGTATGACAGCTGTTGGTGCTGGTCTTGGAGGATTCTTTGCTGGTTTGGCTTTGGGTGATAAAGGAGCTGGTGCTCTTAAGAGTGATGGTTCAAGTATTAAAAATTTAATGATTAACCTTGCTGAAGGTTTAGGAGCTTTTACCAGTTCAAGTATGAAAACAATGGGAGTATTACTCGGAGCAGGCGCATTATTTGGAGTAGTTGGTGGAGCAAAGGTCGCTGGTAAAGCAGCAGTTGGAATGAGTTTAATAGGTTTAGGTATTGGTGGTTTTTTGGCTGGTTTAGCTGTAGGTGATAAAGGAGCTAGTGCTATCGGTAGTGATGGTTCAAGTATTAAAAATTTAATGATTAACCTTGCTGAAGGTTTAGGAGCTTTTTCAGGACCGAGTATGGTTGCATTAACTGTTTTACTTGGAGCTGGTGCATTATTCGGTCCTGCTGCAGGTAGCGCAGCAGTAGGCATGGGTCTAATCGGACTCGGTTTAGGCGCTTTCTTTACCGGTCTAGCTGCAAATGATGCAGTTATAGGGTTTATATCTGATGGTGACCCAGGTGGTAGTATTAAAACGTTAATGATTAATATGGCTGATGGTTTAGCAGCTTTCGGTGAAGTAGGTAAAAGTCTTGATATGACTGATATCCTTAAAGTTCCGACTGCAGCAATTGCTATATCAACTGCAATGGTTACATTAGGTGCTGGTAATTTAGCTGGAGCTGTATTAGATGGGTTAGCTAAAGTTGGTAGATTTCTTATGGGAGGTGATAACCCTTTCGATCAAATGATGCTAATTGGTGAAAAAGCAGATAAGCTCGATGCGGGCGCAACTGCAATAGAACGGTTAACTACAGCAATGGGTAAATTAAAAACATTTGCAGATTTTAAATTTAATTTCAAGCTTAAAGATTTTGCGGATGATCTTATGAGTTCATTACCGTTAATTGAAGCAGCAATTATGGGTGGGGTAGTTAAAGCAAAATGGAACCCATTCGGTGAAGATAAAACCTTTTTAGGTTTAGCATCTCCTGATATAAAATTTAAGGAAGCTGCAGATAATATATCACTTTTAAAAACAGCATTTGACTCATCCTCATCAGGTAGCGAAGATGAGCAGGGTAGTTCATCAAATTTAGATAATACGGTATTACAAGAAATGCAATCAACTAATTTAAACGGGTTTAGTCAATTGATAGATTCAAACGGTGGAATTGCTGATAATTTAAATACAAATAATGATTTATCAAGCCAATTAAATGTATACCAACAGAAACAAATTGAATTATTGCAGCAAAACGTTGAGATTTTATCAAGAATTCAAAATGGATTTAATCAATCAAGTAATACAGTTGATAATAGTAATGTTTCAGTATATAATACTGGTGGTGGTTTAAGAGATCTCCAGAGATCATATGTATAAGAACACGATAAACGTAGATATATTAAATCAAAAAATTCCAATTAAAGAACCATCATTTTTTGTTTTTAAATCTTTTATTAAAAATTTAATTAATACTGATGAGTCAAAGGAAGCTTTTGACAATTTGTTGCAAAGTGTATACCCAGGTAAATTGAATTATTATCAGAAAATAATTTTATTACTTAATTTAAGGGGTCTTATATTTGGTAATAATATTGAATTTGAATATAAAGATAAACGAGCAATTATTGATGTTAATATGCTTATCGATTGTTATGATAATCTTTATGAAAAAGTTATATATAAATTTAAAGGTAATACATATACTTTTGACTATATTGATTCCTTTTATCTACAAGAAAATAAGATTAATTTTGTAGCTGATAGTTTAATAAAAATAAATGATAAAGAAATTAATGGTGATTTCAATGATAAAGTAAATGTACTACCAGCTTTTAATTTTATAGAAATATTTGATATAATTATGTTACAATTATACAGTAAAGAATTTTATATTAGTTTAGTGGATACTAAAATTGACCCTATAAATATCATTTATTTTTTAAAAACTATATTTAAAACAGATGCAAATGATTTATATGAAATGGAATATACATTAAGAAAATATTTAAATTTTAATACAGAAGACTTAAAAACTTTATCATTACCGGAGTGTAAAATACTATTGAATTGTTATATTTCTGATCAGAAAAAACAAGAGCAACATAGTAAACAACAGTTGAAAAATAACAATTAAAACGTAAATAATATAAATATATGAATAATAATACCAACTTTTTAAATGAAATAAAAAATATTTCAAATGATATTAATGTATTCACACCATCGATTAAAAGTGATGTAAAGTGTAAGCCTCTAAATTTACTACAACAGAAAACTATTTTAGATGATATCAGTAATGATGCATCGTCAATA